ATTGAGCGTGGTTAACAGCGCAGTATTTCTATCACTGTTTGCCTTTAACGTTTCACATACGTCGTATAAACTTTTATCTGCCATATTATTACCTTTGCTGGTCTTGCTTTTGTCTTTCTTCTTTCAAGTGGTTAATCAATAATGCAATATAGATTTCTCTTTCCCATGGTATCATTTCCTCTATCTCTGTCAAACTCCAACTCCAATGGGTCATTAAGCTAAAGTTCATTTGATAATAATTTTCAAGTGCTTCATGAGATAGAGCTAGGATAAAAAATTTGCGACACCTTCGATGGTCAATTGATTTTGATGTCCGCAGTTACTGCATGTAAAGTCCACATCGTGTTGAAGCTTAGGAATTCCATCTACAAATTCTTTGATCTTTGCAAACTGAGTTGAACTCATAGAATCGAGAAAATCCTGTAGTTCTTCTTGAGTTACTTCGGATAAATTAATTCTTTCCTCATCAGTAATGATTGTACGTAAACAACTTCGTATTAAAGCAAATGCCTGTTCGGTGTTTGCTTCTTCTCCTTCGTTTATGCCAGATTCAATAATACTATCGAATGTCGGATAACCAACTTCAATCTTAATAGTATCAGTCAATTCAATTGTAGTATCAACTTCTGGTACCGTTACATTGATTTCATCTAGCTTAATGATCTGCTCATTTGTTGATTCGCATTCACTGCATTTTAAACCTATCTTAGTTGATTCACCTACACTCTTTGATCTCATTTGTAGAAACATGTATTCTACATCAAAGGATGTTAGCTTATGTGTATCTAAATCATTTTCTACACAAGCATCGATTGTATCGATCAAAGCTCTAAAAACATTTTTTGGATTGCCGCTTTCACTTGCAATCATTAGATTCTTTTCTTCCTTTACAAGAAAAGGTCTATATCTTACTGGTACACCGGTCGACGGAATGTTCAACTCATATTTTGGTGCATTATTTAGTTTAGGTAGTGCCATCATAACTCCTATAATGTAAATGTTATTTGTTTCTGTCCAGCTGGTAAAGTTTTCCAGTTCGTGTACGAGAAAGCCACTGTCATTTCAATAAAACTATCCTGATCGTTATTGAATGAAATCTCTCCTACTGTTGTAGGAAATGCGTTAATTAATTCTACGGTGTAAACCGTCGTTGCGATATCTAATCTTCCACCTAGTGGTATTCCAATACCGGCTGATAAGCCTGCAGATATTGGTCCTACATTAATTGAAGCCGATGCAAATAAAGATGGAATAGTATTTGCTAGCTGATGAATTACAATTCTTTTTTGATATTCTGATTTATAGTTAACAGTATGAGCATCTTCGTCTAAAATAAGATTTCGCCACTCATCAAAGTAATTTCTAACACCATAATCATTCATTACCATGAATGACATTGACACATCATCGACTGCATAACCATAAGCAATCTTTTCAAATTCCATACCAATGCGTCTATCATGAGTTAGAATTTGTTTTGCAGGAAGTGTTGCAGTTCTACAAAGCACATTCATTTCACGACCAGACATTCCGGCCAATGGAGGAAGCTCTACGACAAAGTTATTTGGTCGAGCCATACCACCTTTTTGCGCAATAGTACTTTTAAGTTGATCTACTGATGATGTCATGATGCTCTCATTTTCCTTCTAGACTCTTTATAAACCTGACTTGCACCAGCTTTATTCCAATCTGCTGTTGGAAGAAATGTAGCGATCTCCCATTCTGGTTTTTCTACCAGAGCAAACCGGCTTTTAACGTGCTTAAACAAATAATGCTTCATGGCAGGAGCTAAGAATCTTTGTGGAATCTTACCGCCATTACCTAACACAACATCAAGCATTTTTGCTCGTAAAGCTGGAGGAAGATAGTGAAGATTCACACCCATAAATCCACCTTTAGCTGGACCAAGCATAATGATCAAAGGGAAACCATCATAATATGGTAGAGTCTTTTTATGTTTTGGATCGTAGAAGAACATATACATTTCTCCGACGGGCCCGCGGGTACGAGTCACTGGTCTTTTAACTAAGTCCAATGCATCATCTTGCATTATCTCCATACGGTTACGGACAACTCTGCCGCGGAACATTTGTCTAGCTTTTTCTCTAAACCATGCAATAGACTTTGAAGTCCGCGGGGTAATCCCAGCGCGGAATGCTTCGATCTCTAATTCTCTAAATAAACTTTCGCCTGCCATGAGACTATTTATAACTATTTCTTAGGTTTTTTACGTCTGTAAGGTCGCAAAGGTTTTAGCTTTCCGGGTACCTTCTTCATAGGCTTAGTCATTATACCCATTTCGTATAATGTTTTCTCTGTCCATATTTGAAACTCCCAACCACGATCCTTTGCAAATTCGTTTGCTGCTTCCCATTTATTCATATTTTTTACATAAGTTAAAGCCTCGTTAATATATCTTTTAGTTCTCTTCTGGCCTGCAGGCGGTGTTGTTTCTTTTTCTGGTTTTATTTCAACTAAAATAGTTCTACCGTCTGTAAAAGTTATTTTGATGTCTACAAAATATCTATGGTATTTTTTATCGACATCATAAAAATAAGGCACGACGGTTTCTTCCGAAGACCAATGCTTGATCTTTGGATTCATGTCACACCATTTGAATGTATCTCTCTCCCATAGAGATCGATATATTACATTGCTATGATCACCCCTATACTTCTTAGGGTTCAGTACTTGATAACGTCCAGAATATGCCATTTTATGTTATAAATAGTTCAAACTGTTTTTATTATCTATAGGAAAACAAAATGGCGGCACCACAAAAAAGCTCAGCATTTGGGCCATACAAGTATCCTCTTGAGAAAAGCGATCAATACAAATCGAGAATTACTTTTCAAGCAATTAAAGTTATTCCACCTGAAGTTACTGTTCGTGTCAAGACTGCAAATACTGTAGCAGAAGACGGATCAGAGCAAACAAACAAAAGCTTTAGCGGATTAAGTGCATCACCGTCTAGCTTAAAAGTAAATGAAATTGCTGGAGAGAAGGCTGACCTATACTTGCCTCTATCCTTTCAAGTTAATGACGGATTTGACTATTCATCTGCATCACTTGGATTAGGTGGAGCAGCTGCTGCCGCAGCAATGAACAGTGGTGGTTCAATTGCCGGTTCAGTTATGGAAAGCTTAAAATCTGGTGCGCAATCAGTCTTTGACTTATTTAAGACTGGTTCAATTGGTCGTGTCGCCGCCGTTAGAGGATCACAAGCAGTTCCTCTAATACCAGATGCAATAAAGTCTGCCATTGCTATTACAGCAAGAGTGACAATGAATCCTAATATTCGTACCCAGTTTAACGGTGTATCTGTACGAGAATTTAACTTTACTTTTAAGTTTCTTCCTAAGTCGCCACAAGAATCAGGTGAAGTTTCTCGTATTGTTAAGTTTTTTAGATTTCACGCTTATCCGGTTGAGATACCATACGGCCAACCGTATTCAATAGCGTTTGATTATCCTAACATGTTTAAGGTTCGTCTACTATCAGAGGTCGGAGGTATGTTTAAGAATATTGGCACACCTTTAAAGCTTTGCTATCTTAAAACAGTATCAACAACATATAATCCAACAAGCTCTGTACTACATCCCGATGGTTCACCTACTGAAGTTGACCTTACTCTTACGTTTACAGAATACAAGCCGCTTAGTAGATATGATGTGGTCAATGAAGATAATGATTCTTTCTATAATTTCGAAAATGCTCCAAGTACTTCGTCAGGACAGAATAATAGAGGAGGCAATGACCAGATATGACATATTTTAGAGATTTTCCAAGAGTACTATACACGTTTGGAAATGAAGAAACGGCAGATGCATTTGAGAATATAGCGTTATATGCTGATACTATTGACCAAGTTCGAGATGCTGTAGGTCTATACGAAGATTATTATATCCAAAACGGTGAAAGGCCTGATCAAGTTTCATTTAAATTATATGAATCAACAAATTTTCACTGGACATTTTTCCTAATGAATCCTGAGTTGCGCGAATGTGGTTGGCCTTTATCAAATAGTAGAGTCGATGATAAAGCTAAGCATGACTATACAAGCACAGTCATGACGACTCGTACAAGATTGTCAGACAAATTCAAGGTTGGCAGAGAAGTCCATGGATTGACTTCTGGTGCTAGTGCACTTATCGAACATAGAGAATTGCAGCTCGGACAAGTCTGGATTTCAAACATTTCAGGAACATTTCTAGCTGGTGAAACTGTCACTTCAACAAATGCTGAAGGCATAACAGAAAATATAATTCTACACAGTATTGCTCCTCAATACAATTCTGCTCATCATTATGAAGATGCTGATAAGCAATACGCGGATATCGATCCTGAAGTAGGACCCGGTGCACAGCTAACTGAAATTACATGGCTAGATAGATTAGTAGCTAAAAATGAAGAACTTCGTAAAATAAGAGTTGTTGATAACAAATCAATCATTGAAATTGCACAAACATTTAGAGAGGCTATTAGAGACTGATGAAACCTGATAATAGCCCAGACACTTCATCCTATATTCTTGTTTCTGTTCTCCTTCAATCTGAAAGAATTTCTGAAGATATTGAGCTGCGTGAGAATGTAACTGACGTAGATATATTTGAACACATGGACAAACCATATCTCACAGGACAAATTCTTTTTCTTGACAATGAGTATGTATTAGAACAGATAGATATTCTTGGAGCAGAAAGAATTTCTATTACAGTGCACAGCGTGCGTAGTGACACAGTACCAATTACTAAGACTTTTTACATTACTAAAATAATAAACACTGAAAAAACAGGCGATAATATTCAGACTGTAGCATTTCATTTAATTGAAGATATTGGTTACATATCAAATCTTATTAATGTCAATAGGCACTATAATGGAAAATCGTCGACGATTGTTGAGAAGATTGCATCTAATTTTTTAAATAAAGAATTAGCACATGGAAGCACCGACAAACAAACAATGGATGTCATCATCCCTAATCTTAATCCAGCTGAAGCATTGAAATGGATCTCTAATAGAACTACGACGAATGATGGTTATCCTTTTTACGTATACTCGACTCTTGTAGGAAATAAGATTCAATATCGAGATCTTGGAACAATACTATCTACACCTGTGATTAACTCGGATATGACATATAAGTATTCATCTCAAGCTACAAAGTCTGTAAAACCTGACGTAAGAAGAAGAGCAATCAGGAGCCACAGTTTTACAAATAATATGGAAAACTTATACACAATTATCCAAAAAGGTTTAGTAGGATCACGGTATGAATACGTTGAAACTATTAATGAGAAACAAAAATCATTTCACTTTGATATTGTAAAAGATTTGTATAAACCTTTAGTCTCAACAGGAGTTATGGCTAGGAATCAATCTAACTATGCGTTCTCAGAAAAGTATGAACACGATAATAAGTCATTTAATAAACATAGCGCAAGAACTATATCGCAATTAAGAGGATCTGGTGCATATAGAGAGACTGATGAAGATACAGAATTTAAGCTTAGCTTTGGTGAAACAAGAAATACTGCTGAATACAAATTAGATATTATTTCAAGGGCTATGGATAATGCGTTAAAAAAGAATCCACTGACTATCGTTGTAGATGGTGTTGATTTTATTGATGGTACTTCTCATGCAACCATTGGCAATAATTTAAGGATTGAATTTTTAGTTACAAATCCGGAGCCGGGTAAAGGTGAAAACCAAATTGATGCTAAGAAATCTGGAGACTATTTGATTTATTCTACTAGACACATGTTTAAAAAAGAAACATATGATCTTGCACTCACATGCGTTAAGATAGGTAACTATAAGAGATGATTCCTAGTCGTTATCAAGATTTTTATGGAGATGAAACACGCTGGTTTGTAGGAACTGTGATAAGCGTAAAGGATCCTATTGAGCTTGGTCGTATTAAAGTTAGAATCATGGGCGTGCATGGTAGTGAAATATTAGATGAGAACTTACCTTTTGCACAGACAGTACTACCAGTAACAGAAGGTGGAACAAATGGTTTAGGAATACACACTGGAATCCAAGTAAATGCTCGAGTCTTTGGTGTATTTTTAGATGGAAAGAATTCACAGCTTCCACTTGTACTAGGAAGTATGCCAAAGTATGAAGAAGAATCACCGGGAGGTAGATCTACAAATCAACTTACGCGTGGTACAAATACTTTAGTTGAAAGAAAAAAATCAGCCGGTACTCAACCTACAAAGGTAGCAGACGGCAAGCCGTTTGACGAGCCAGACTCTCCGTACAATACAATATACCCTATGAATCAGGTGCATGAAACACAGCGTGGACATGTAATTGAAATCGATGATTCGCATGACAGTGATGGAGAAGGGAATATAACTGGCTATGAAAGAATTCATATCTATCATAAGTCCGGCACGTTTCTTGAAATGCATCCAAACGGAGATGTTGTAACACATCATAAGAATGGATTTAGAACTGTAACGGGCAATGATAAGCTATACGTTACGGGCAATATGGAAATAACAGTTGACGGTAATTTGAATTTAACAGTAAAAGGTAATGTAACAGAAACTGTAACAGGATCAGTAACAGAAACTTATAGCAATGGGCAGACAACTTCTGTTACTGGTGATCAGACAACTACAACATCAGGAAAGATATTCTTAAACTAATGGAAACAATTTGGCATATATTATTAACTGCTTGTTTAGGAAGTACTTGTGTAGAGCAAGACGTACAGTGGTTTGAAAAAGAAGAAGAGTGTAGGAACATGATATCAGCGTACGCGAGCATCCCTCCAGATGGAAATTGGGATACAGTCGTATACGTGTGTAAACCTGTAGGATCAAGAGGAACTTAATGCCGGGTGTATCAAGAGTCGGAACAGATAGCCACATAGGACATGCAAGTCCTACGCCTAATCCATTTCATAAAACTTCTTATGCTAGTGGATCGAGCAATGTAATAACAAATAGCGCAAACACTGTAAGAATTGGAGATGCTACTGGATGTGGAGACCCCGCAACTGGAGGATCGAGTAAAGTGATTGTAAATGGTCGTGGTGTGCACAGGATTGGCGATGGCACTGGTGGCCACGGCTCATGGCCCGGTAACGCATCATCTAGTGGATCAAGTAACGTAATAGCAGGATAACATGGCAAAACCAGACTATAAAACACTACTTGGCCAGATTGCAGCTGAATCGGATTCAGATCAGAAGCAGATCTTGATTAACAAATGCTACGTGTTTCTTGAACCTTTGACGGAAGCCGAAGAAGACTTGTTTGCATATTCAGAACGAGGTTACTTTGCCGACAACCCTGATGATGATTTAAAAAGTTTTGTTGGAGTATATCTATGACAATTACAAAAAGAACTACTAAAGGAAGTGCACTAACATACGCGGAGCTTGACGAGAACTTCCGTGATCTAGATGAAGATATGACTCTTGAGAGAATTATTGAAAATGATTATGCAAAATCTGCCGGCACCGTGCTTCAAGTTAAACACGCGACCCAAGGTGGTGTCGCAGCATACAACACTGGATCTGGTACAAACAATTCTGCAAGCACAGGTCTTTCAGTCACTATTACACCAAAATATGCCGATAGCGAAATCTATATTGATTTTAGTGTATTTTTAGGTCAAAGTCATTACCAAGCTAAATTATATCTTGTGCGAGCTGTCGGCACTCATACAGCAAATGCAGGTACACACACTACTATTGGAACAGGTAATGAATTTAATGGAAGACCTCGATCTACTGCTACAGTTATTCCTTATGATGATACTGCAGCGACAAATGATTACCAGTTAACTAATTTGACTAATTTTATCGTAGATAGACCAAACACTACCGATACAGTTACTTACTATCTTAAAATGGCTTGTTTAAGTGGTGAGACAGTATATTTAAATCGTTCTCGAGTTTTTAGTAACGGTACCACTGCTGGTTATGATGCTGTACCTTCTTCTAACTTAAGAGTGATGGAAGTTGCTACAGATCATACTTCAGTAACATCTCTTACTCATGTTGCAAGTTCGTTTGTTGAAATGCCAAGTAGCGCAAGTCAGACTAGACAGATTCAAATTCCTTCGACTGCTCAGGCTGGAGACATTGCAGTACTGTGGGGTTGGTTTGATGCAAATGCTATATCAGCAGAAAATACAAACTACGAAGTAAATGATCCTGCAAGTTGGGCACTCGCAGTAGGTACTAGCCAAACAGAAGATGCTAGACTCTTTGGTTATATCCATGGATCGTCGTGGGTAAAAATTCTAAATGAGGATGAAGTCGGTTTCAACATGACGCTTACAGCTCAAGCGAGTGGTTATATGTCTGCCTGTATAGCAGTATTCAGGCCCGATAAACCAATTAGTGAATTCTATATTAAGAATGGTAATTACTTCTCATCATCTGCTGCATTTAGTAGAACTATGGATAAGACAAGCGTAATTCCTGTATCAGCTCTTGTGGTTGGATTAGGCGGAAGATATTCTGGCCAGAATCCTGTATTGACTGGTACTGATATTACTATAGTGAATAGCTCAGGTTCAGTCGGTGATCCTAAGTATGGATACAAGATTTACAATGACGCGGCCACATTAAACAATCAGACATTCACAACAACAGATGCCGGTAGGCAAGCAATGAATGCATTCTACCTCGAAGTGGTATAAATAGAAACATGGCAAGAGTATTTTCACAAGAAGATGGTAATCTATCGGTTAGACCTATCATTACCTCGAGAAGTCGAGTGTATAGTGATATAGATCTGTCTTTTGCGAATAGGCCTAGTGGAGATATTTTTAAGAAAACTGATGGGGCTGCAGTTAAACAAGCTGTAAAAAATCTACTTCTGACTAATCACGGCGAAAAACCATTTGCGCCGTACTTTGGAGGAGATCTAAATCGTTTTCTTTTTTCTTTGTCAGAAGAATTTGATGAATTAGAAATAAAAGATAGAATTGCCACGGCGATTAATAACGAAGAGCCACGAGCAGTCGTATTAGGAATCAAAGTTAATCTTCTTCCTGACCAAAACAGCGTAAGGGTTTACGTTAGATTTCAAGTAATAAACACAGAAGAAATTATTGAACTTTCTGTATCACTCGCGAGGTTGAGATAATGACACTTATTCAATCATCTGATCTTGACTTTGATCAGATTAAAAACAATTTAAAAACATACTTAAAAGCACAATCAGAATTTGCTGATTATAATTTTGAAGCGAGTGGATTGTCTAATATTCTCGATGTTTTAGCTTACAATACACACCTCAATGGATTGATCGCAAACGTTGGTTTGAATGAATCTTTTCTTAATTCTGCACAGCTTAGATCGTCTGTAGTTTCTCACGCAGAATCTCTTGGATATTATCCTAGATCAAAAACTTCTGCAGCGGCTGTAGTAAACCTTTCAGTCACAACAGCAAATACTTCGGTCACTTCAATTACGTTGCCTCAGTATAGCACTTTTAGTTCTAGCATTGACGATGTATCATATACATTCATGACATTGGAGAAGTATATTGGAACAAATAATGGATCCGGTACTTTTACATTTGCGGATGCTGCGGGTAGCAAAGACATTACTCTGAAAGAAGGTACTCTAAAAACAAAAACATTTATTGTCGGTGATGTAGCCGATGAACAAATTTATATTATACCAGACGAAACAATGGATACTTCTACAATTGATGTTAAAGTATTCGAAAGTGTTACTTCATCGTCATTTGACACTTATACAGATATTCAAAATTCAGTTAGAATTAATGATAACTCTACAGTGTTTATTGTTAGAGAAGTTCCAAACGGATTCTATGAAATTACATTTAGTGATGGAAACGTACTTGGTAAATCGCCTGCCGCAGGAAGTAAGATCGTAATTCAATATCTTTCTGCAAAAGGCGCCGTTGCAAATAATGGAACCGTGTTTGTATCAGATAATCAGATAAGTGTTGGCGGCACTGGCTTTAACATTACTTCTACAACAGTATCAAATTCTGGTGGTGGAAACGAGAAAGAATCTATTACTTCTATAAAATCTAACGCGCCGATTGCTTTTGCTACACAGCAA